ATTAACAAACAACAGGGGATTATTTGATGAGCTTTAATCAACACACTTTATTTGACATGACGCCAGATGAGAAAACAGGCGAAATTGATAAAACAAAAATTGAGTATGTACAATTAGCTTTTGAACTTGGAAATAAAAAAAAGTTTTATGTGATGTGCGAAAAATTATTAAAAATTTACAATTTAGATAACTACACTGATTTAGTTCATGAGGTAATCAAGGAAACATATGAAAAAAATTTCACTTAAAACTAAGGTAAACGGAAATGAATTAAACAAACTTTTATATGAGTTTGCAGGAGAAAATCATTATGATGAAATTATTAATGAGGATTGCGATTGTTACGATAGTCAAGGTAAGCCAATTTTGTTTTTAAGAAAAAACCACATTGATAAAAACATTTTATACAACGCTTATAAGAACTTAGAAAAAGCGGCTACCCCGACGAGCAATAGGGGTGCTTCAAGTGGAGGCGATAGGAAATTCACAATAACCAAAACAGGCGAAAAAACAAAAACGCTTCAAGTATATGATAAAAAAACAGGCGAAGTCGTTAAAGATAAAAGCGGAATAATTGGTTACTTTGACAGGTCTGGGCATTATGATTTTTGCAGAACGACATCTTTTAATATATATCATAAAGAAAAGTTTGAAGAGTCCATGCCCCTAATAAACACTGTTGATAAAGGCTTTAAGGAGATTGTTCCCGAAAGGTATAAAAAACAAAAATCGATGGTCATGGCTACCGATCCAAACTACAGAATTGGAGAAACTGCTTTTTCTACGATTACCGTAAACAAAGATTACAGAACAGCGTTTCATACCGATCAAGGCGATTACCCTGAAGGGTTCGGCAATTTAGTTGCGTATTGTAAAGACGTAGAGCCTGTTTATTTAGTTTTACCAAAATTCAAAGTAGCTGTAAACCTAGAAACAAACGACCTTTTATTGGTGGACGTTCATCAAATACATGGGAACACAGAGATAATAAAAAAATCAAGCTCAGGGGTAAGGCTTAGTTTTGTTATGTACTACAGGAACAATATGTATAAGTGCCTCAGCCCAAAAAAAGAGTTGAAAAGAATACAAATGAGGCAAAGGTATGTAGGCCAAAGGTTTATAGCGGGTGAAATGTAATGTGCGGCATAGCAACTGTATTAAAAAAAAATAAAATTAATAAAAAAGAAAAAAATATTTTTATTAAAATAATGAAAGAGTCGTCTGTTAGGGGATTACACAGTTTTGGATTTGCTTACAAAAAAAGTTTAAAAATAAAAACCAGCAAACATCACAAATTAAAAAACGCAATAAAATATTTTATAGAAAACATAAACAAAGATTTTATATATCACAACAGATATTCAACTAGTGGAGACTGGAAAACTCACCACAACAACCAGCCAATTAAATTTAAAAATGACGCTTTGGTGTTTAATGGTGTTATAAGCATGAAAGAAAAAACAGAAATGGAAAAACAATTTAAAATAAATATGGCTCAAGACAATGATGGCGAAATTTTCCTTCAAAACATTAAAAAGCCTTTGAATTTTGTCACTGAAAACAAAATTTCTTTTGCTGGTTTGTTTTTTAAAAACAATAAAATTTACGCACTAAGGAATTATTTACGCCCTACCTGGTATTCGATAAAGGGTGAAGCTGTTTTTATTGCTTCAACTAAAGACATTTTAAAAAGATCAGGGCTTAAAGATATTTTCAGTACAGAACCTAACGTAATATACAAAATAGAGGATTTTTTTGAACAGAGAAAAAGACTACATAAACTATCATATCAAAATGATGAGCAATGGGGATACAGACCCAGCAAACAGTTGCCTGCTCTACATTGCGAATAGATTTGACATAACGCTAGAACAAAGATACTGGCTTTGCTTTTTATATTCTACGTGTTATTGTGCACCCACAGCTTATTATATTTTTAATGAATTTCCAGATTATGAGCTTGTTGACTTTAACAGGCTTGAAAATTGGTGGTATCAAAACAAAAAAAATTTAATTTTTACCACAGATAAAGCGTGGGTTAGAAGCAGGGATCAGTTTGTAGACGTAATAAAAAGTTATAAAGAAATAATTGGAGAAAGTCAGGTTAAAACCTACGACAAATTAAAAACCAGTTGTAAAAAGAAAACTTATCAAAATTGCTTCAATAACTTTAAAAAAGTTTATCAAATGGGAAGGTTTAGTTTATTTATCTATTTGGATGTCATTCATCACGTGACAGGCTTTTTAATGGAACCAAATGGATTAGATTTGCCAAACGCTAAATCCTCCAGAAATGGTTTGTGTTATGCTCTTGGTTTAGATCACTACATAAGTTACAATAGAGAAGCAAAACTAAATCAAAAACAGTATGAAGAATTAAATGAAGGGTTTTGGTCCATATATGATAAAATATATAAAATAAGACCTCACGACACAAACGTTTGGGGCATTGAGACAACTTTATGTGCTTATAAAAAATATAAAAAAAATAAAAAAAGATGGGTTGGCTATTATATAGAAAGGCAGCGAAAAGAAATAGAAAAAATGCAAAATTGGGTAAAAGAAGGCGTAAATTGGAAGCCGCTTTGGGATTATCGTCAAGAATATTTTCCAATTAAAATGCTTAAGGAGAAAACAAATTATGAACTTTTCTAAAATAACGTTAATCGGAGGAGAGCCTTGCACTGGAAAGTCTACTTTAGTGAGGTCAATTATAAAAAGAAAGAACATTAATCAAAAGTTTGAATATGAAAAACTACTTAAAGGCCACACTAACGATGAATACATTGTCATAGGTGTTTACAATAACGGATTATTTGATGGAACAGATAAATTAAGCATGGCAGTTCAACCAGCGTTTGAAAGGTTTGTGAATAAAGAAAAAACAAAAAAACATATAATATTAGAAGGCGACAGGCTTTTTAAGAAAACCCTAATTAGGTGGTTGCAATCTTCAAAACATTTTTTTAGATTAATTATTTTAACTACAGAAGAAAAAACAAAAGAATTCAGACACAAATCAAGAAACGACAACCAAACTGAAAAATGGCTAAATTCTAAAAAAACAACAATAAAAAACGTAACAAACGAATTCAATCATACAACATTCCAAAACGAAAACACTTTACAAATGGAAAAGATTATAAAATACATACTAGAAGAAAAGAACGATATAATAAACAGACCGAATCAATACAAGCTATTCTAAAGGGTATAGTTACCCTTTCTTTTTGTTTGCTCTAATTTATAAAAGTTGTAACATTGGGTATGAATAAAACAACAAAGGAGTTAAACATGGGAACTGTAGAAATACAAAAACTAAAAGATAAAATGCAAAAGTTGTTAAATCACGCAACTTCTGCTGAAACAATAGGCAATCAAGCTGAAGCTGAAGCCTTTATGAAAAAGCTCAACAAACTTTGCATGCAGCACAAAATAGCCATGGCTGAAGTGCAAGCCTTTGACCCCCAAAACAGTGATGAAAGTATAAAAGATGAAATGGTTGACCTTTATGAAGAGGGTTTACCAATAACAAACAGAAGGCAACACATTGTTGAGCAATTAGCGAGAACTGTAGCAAAAGCAAACAATTGCACTTTTCTTGTCCAAAGAGGCTCTAATAACATTTATTTTGTTGGAAGAGATCAGGACAGGAGATTTGCGATTCAAATGTTTAGTTACGCCTGGAAAACAATGTTAGCCGATTGCCACAAAGAGCAAACTAAAACATATCATCATTTTAAAAAGCTAGGGATGTTAGATCAGGCAAAGGGGTTTAGGGCTTCATTTAAAAAGGGTTTTGTTTTTGCGATAGAAGATAGGCTTGAAGAGGCAAAAGAAGAGGTCAGGCAAACAACAGATGAAGAAACGTTTGCATTGATAACTGTCGCCAGCATGGTTGCGGTTACAGAATACGTAAACAACAAATACTCTAGTAAAGCCTCAAGAGTGAGAGGCCAAAGGGGTCACAATGAGCATGGGTATTCTGCTGGTCAAAAATCAGGAAGCAGGGTTGGGTTACATGTAGGGAACGTTGGTGGCGGTAGCAACAAGCTGCTTAACTAACAAATAATCAAGAAACCAATCAGCCCCTTAAATGGGGCTTTTTGGGTATAAAGAATAAAAACCAAATAAGGAGTTAAAAATGAATGATACAATAATAAAGTTAGCAAGGGAAATAATTAATAAAGGATATACTGAGGTTTTAACACACCCAGAATCTAGTAAGGCAATATCCCTATTAGAAAAAGCAATTAGAAAAGAAAATGAAAAATTGAATGGTAAAAATATTTATTGTATGCATAGCGTTACTGCATGTAATTCGTGTAAAGATAATTATATGCGAGTAGATTATGATTATGAAACAGCACAAAAAATGATAGATGAATATTGTTATTAAATAATTAAATAACCATTAAACCACTAAAAAAGCCTCTATTGATTTAGGGGCTTTTGTGTATTTTATATATTCACGTTTTAGTTTTAAATTACAGCAACTAATTTATAGGAGTTTATTATGCCAATGGGCAAAGGAACCTATGGTTCTAAAAAAGGGCGACCAAAGAAAAAGAAAAAAATGAGTAAAAAGAAAATTGTCAAAAGAAAATAGAGGAGTTACACTTACTACTGAGTTAGTAGGAATAAAAAACCTCAAGACCACTGGCAATTACAGACTTGAATTTGATGTATATGAAATTGACACCGCAAAGGTAAAAGACTTGATAGACAAGTTGAATAAAGCCTTTGTAATGGCATTGGTAGAATATGACTGACAAACAAACAGAGAACAAACAGAGCAATGGGCAGTTTGCTAAGGGTAACAAGTTAGGCAACAGATGGAAGAAAGGCGAGTCTGGTAACCCCAAAGGAAGAAGAAACGCTTACACAGACCTAATAAAAGATTTTAGTTTCACCAAGGTCAATGAGAAAGAAAGAAGGGAAGTCGTTGTGTCTAAATTGTTTCAGTTAGCAGAAAGGGGCGACCTGAGAGCTATACAGTTTATTGTAGAAAGATTGGAAGGTAAAGCGTTAGAAAGGCAAGAAAGAACAACAAAGTCAGAACCAATACAAGTAATGGTCATAGATGATTAGGTGGACAGTAAACAAAACCAGGAGGAGCATTTTAAATGACCCATCTAGGTTCAAGGTTATTGTTGCTGGTCGCAGATGGGGGAAAACTGTTCTAAGCCTTATGTATTTATTGAAAGATGAATTCAAACCTGGAGAAAGAAGATGGTTCATAACGCCTACCTACAGACAAGGCAAGATGATAGTATTTCCAGTTTTAAGGCAAATGTTCAATGGGTTTTCTGGGGCGAAATTAAACGAATCTGAAATGAGCGTGGTGTTTGAAAATGGAGCAGAGCTAGCTGTAAAGGGTGCCGACAACGAGCATAACTTGAGAGGTGTAGAACTTACTAAAGCGGTCATGGATGAAATGGCATATATAAAACCTCACGTATGGGAAGAAATCATCATGCCTATGTTAGCGACAACACAAGGAGAAGTTTTATTCATAGGGACTCCTAGCGGTTACGATATGATGTATGAGCTATACATAAAAGGGCAAGCAGAACCAGACTGGAGGTCTTGGCGGTTTAAAACTATTGAAGGTGGCTTTGTGCCTAAAGAAGAAATAGAAAGAGCCAAGCGGACAATGGATGAAGTAGTGTTTAGGCAAGAATTTGAAGGCTCTTTTGAAACTACTGGCAATAGAGCGGCTTACAATTTTACCAGAGAAACTCACTGCATTAGAACAAAAGAACTTTCTAATGAGTTATGGTGGGGCGTTGATTTTAATGTGGACTATATGACTGCAACCCTTGCTTGCCAGTACACTGATGGGACAATTCACTTTTTTGATGAAATCAGATTAAAGAACAGCAACACAGAAGAATTATCTTTAGCTATGAAAAAAATTGCACCTGATATTAAAGTGTATCCTGACCCTGCAGGAAAAGCAAGAAGCACAACCAGTAGGAGGAGTGATCACCAGATATTAAGAGACCATGGATTTATGATCAGAGCAAAGAAGTCTCACCCCTCGCATGTAGACAGGTTGAATGCATTAAATAGAAAGTTAAAGGACGCAGAAGGGAACGTGGGAATGACTGTTGATCCTTCTTGTGTTTACCTTGTAAAAGATTTAGAACAATGCCAAAGAGATAAGCGTGGCGGCTTAGACAAAAGCCAAATAGAACTTACGCATGCATTGGATGCCTGTTCTTACGCTATTGCACATAAGTTTCCAATACGAAGAATGATTGGCAAAAGCGTGAATTGGTAATGCCTAATAAATCAGCAAAAGATAAAAAAAGAAAACGATTGAAATTAAATAAAGAACTAAAGCGGAAAGGGAGAACTGCAAAACAGTACAAGAGGAATAAACAAAATGTATAATTTTGGAAAGTCAGTCAATAGAGTAGTAATCCCCGAAATGTCTGAAAATGTAATTTTAGATAGCGTTAAGGATGCTTATAAAAGTTACCTTGAAGAACAGGACAATCAAGTAATGGAATCCCTGGACTTTTATTACAATCAAAACTTAGACACTCATTTAGAACAGTGGTTTGCTAGTGACAGTTTACAGCAGGTGCCTCCTTTTGTTCAGTCTTGCGTTCCTAGGTTTGCTAAAGCCAGAATGATGCTGTACAAAGAAAACCCAACGAGGTTGATAGGCGGAGAAATCAATGAAGGTTACAACGATGCGGTTTACAAGCTAAACTCCATGACCAAAGAATTTGCTGAACTGTCGTGGTTGCTTGGTTGTTGTTGGTTTAAATCTCGCTTTAATGAGCGTAAAAATAGATTAGAGTACGAAGTGTTGCCTAGCGTAAAAGAATATTATTTTTATGGCGAATCAGAGCCATATGGGTACAGCTATGAAATAGAAGGCGGTGCCACCGATAAGCGATATGTTTTTTGGTCTGAAGATAGAGATGGCATACAAGGTATGCATTTTGAATTTGATCAAAAAGGCAAAAGGTATGCCATGCAAGGAAACGAAGAAATGGTGAACCCCTATGGCATAAATCCAATATCAAGGGTAATGTTTAGCAAGAACTCTTATGACGTTACGAGGTCTGCTTTACATATTGGAATAGCAATGACTGAAATAGCCCTGAGTACAAGATTCAGATTAGGACAACCAGTATTTACAGGAATAGAAGAAGGGCAAGCACAGTTAAAGTCAGGTGTAGACAAAGCCCTCATACTTCCAGAGGGCGCATCATTCTCCTACGCTTCTCCTGGAGGCAGTCTTACTGAAATGATTGAAGCTGTTAAAGCAATGGCTAATCAAACAGCAGAGAATAACCAGCTAAGAATTAGATGGGGTGAGTCAGGTGGGAATGCACCGTCTGGCGAAGCTCTTAGAATAATGGAAATAGAAAACCTTGAATCGAGAAAAAGCGACGAATCTATATTCCGAGAGTGGGAACATAGTAGATATGAAATAGACAGAACCATATTAGAAGTGCATAATGCTTTAAACCTATCAGAAGATTACGCAGTAGACTTTGGTGAGGTTAGTTACCCAATGTCGCCTAAAGAAGAACGTGCTTGGCTTGATTGGAAAATGGATAATGGCATAATGAGTAAAAAAGATTTACTATTATATTTCAATCCAGATATGAGCGATGAAGAACTGCAAAACAAACTTTCAGAAGTCAGGGAAGAAGTAAGAACCGAAGCAGAAGAAACCAAACCAACATCAGCATTTCAGAAAATAATAAATGGCTCAAGTCCAACCAGCAGTTAATTCATTTTTATCAGATATAAAAAGACTAGAGGGCGGCTTCAATAAAAGCCTTGAGGTCTTAGTCGGCAATTTAAGCAAGGTAAGTGATACAGAATTAATCAATACAATGAGCCAGTTAAATTTGTTTAATGAGTTAATTGAACAGGGTTATGGTGAAGCGTTAAATAAGCTAGATGGAGAGTATGGTAAGTTACTTGAAGGTGCTTTAAAAGAAGCAGAAAAGAGGGGAGTAACAGGGCTTAGCGGTCCAGGATTACAAGGGTTGGAAGTGCTAAAAGATTTAAACACAGAAAAATTAATTAATCAAGCTGGTACTTATGCTAACACAATGAAGTCTCAATTATTTCAAAACCTTTATGCTGGATTGCCACCTAATGAAATCATTGCAAACCTAGCTGGAACAGATTTATTAACCCACCAGTTAGCGGTCTCAGTATACACAGGCATAAAATCATTTGACGATATGGCAAGATATAAAGTATTTGAGGGGTTAAATGTTAAGTGGACATACTTTGGGCCATTGGACGATAGGACTAGAGACACTTGTAGGGCAACAAAAAGAAAAGAACCTCAAGGCGGTTATACAGAAAAACAAGTGTTGTCAAGTGGTACGCCTTTCGGTGGAAGGGGCGGATTTAATTGTAGACATTCCTGGGAGGTAAGATGAAGCCCAAAGATGTGATGCCTTTCAATAAAAGAAAATGGTTAGAATTAGGTGGTAAGTTAGTTACTAGAATATTAGAAGATACCGAAAAGGGAATAAGCCAAGATGGTGCTGGTACTAAATTTCCTAATTATAGTAAAAGCTATGCAGACAAAAAGAAAATAGGGAAGGCTGGGCCAAAAGGCGTTTCTAATAATAAACAAGTATCACCTCCAAATTTAAGATTAACAGGAACCATGATGAATTCGTTAAAGGCTCAAAAACCTACGAACTCAAGCGTTGAATTGAATTACAGAGATGGTTTGAAGTTTGAGGGAAATGCTAAAGGCAAAAAAAGAAGAAATGTTTACGGTCTCAACAATAAAAATGAAGACTTTGTACAGGAGTTTTTTCGGGATGAGATAGATGATAGAATATTTAGATTTAATAAAAAAGATATTGTGATTGATTTAAAGGTATAATGGTTATTTTAAAAAAGATTAATACCGAAGTAAATTCAACCAACTAAAACGAGGACAGAATGTCTGAAGATACAAATACACAGAGCGTGGAAACCCAACCAAAGGCTTATGTCGAGCAGCCTTTAGTGGAAAAATCAACATCGACAGAGGTGGCCACTCAAAGCCAAGAAACTGATATAGAACAGCCTGACTATGGTCAGTTAGTACAGGAAAGTAAAAAGTACAGAAAAAGGGCACAAGAATCAGAAGCTAAATTAGCGAAGATGGAAAAGCAACGAGAGACAGATAGACAGAAGCAAATGGAAGAGCAAAACCAATGGCAACAGTTAGCCGAGGAAAGAGCAATGAAACTTGCAGAAATGGAACCAATAGTTGATGCTTTTAAAGAAGATGAAGCTAACCAGCGTGACAAGATTCTTGCTGATTTTGAAGAGAGTGACAGAGAGCAATTTGGTGGGTTATCCCTGCCTCAATTAAGGGCTGTGCACTCTAAATTAATTACAACTAATAATGCAAGCGTACCCGCTACAAGTGGAACTCCTGCGAGAGCTGTAAATCCTAATAACAAAGATTGGACAAGAATGGATAAAACGGAAAGACAGCAGAATTGGGGCGACATTGTTAAGAGTTATGCTATGCGTAAATAAGGAGTCTTAAATGGCTGACTATTATGGATTTTCGGGTGATGTAACTCAAAAATCTGACGTAGATGTGTTCGTACCAGAGCTTTGGGCGGACGGAGTGTACCGTTATTTTGAAAAACAATTAGTACTGAAACCTTTCTTTGACGATTACTCAAGTTTGGTTCAAGGTCGTGGCGATACTCTACACATCCCAACAGTTCAAGAGGTTGCAAGTGCAAGTAAAGGTGCGAATGATTCAGTAGATTACACAGCAAACGTTGAAACAAGCATTGATTTATCAATTGACCAGCATAAATATGCCGCAAAATTATTTGAGGATATTGCTATGGTGCAGGCAAATGAGCAATTATTTGACAAGTATGCTCAATCGATGGCGTATGCTCTTGCTAAAGCTGTTGACACTAAAATTGAAGCGTTGCTTCAGACTTTAGGAACAACTCAGACATTAGCAGCTGATAATTCTATGAGCAATGCTGATGTTGAAACTGCATTAGGAACCTTAATGGCAAACGACATCCCAGCAGATGAATGTGCTTTCTTCGTGAATCCACTTATCTATGCTGACCTAATGAACTCTAAGGCATTTGTAACTAATAACTCAGGTGCTGGAGTTGGTTTTGGTAATGACAATGCCGTAATGCAAACTGGGCAAGTTGGAAACCTTTTCGGCATACCAGTTATGACAAGTTCTTTAATCCCTACTACTACAAGTACAGGCATTGAAGCGGCTTACCTAGTGCATAAATCTGCTATTGCAGTAGCGGTGCAGCAAGACATTAGAGTCCAGTCAGATTATGACGTATCTTATCTTGGCACTAAAGTGGTGGCTGACATTATTTATGGTGCAGTTATCACTACTTCAAATCACGTTAAAGGAATTGAATTTCTTAATCCTTAAACCTTGAAGAGAATAATTTTGGGGGTGGTTAATTCTGCCCCCATTATTAAAAAGGACAATTATGATAGTATTAAAAAAAGGTAATCACTACGAACACACTATGGATGGCTCTAAAGCCTCTAAAATGATAGCAGATGGTTACGAACTAGTAAAAGGCAAGGGTTTACTAAGCCCAGCAAAAAAAGAGTTAAAAACAAAGAAAGAGCCGAAATCGAAATCTAAGAAATAAAATTTCAATAAAGGACTCATTCATGGTTAACCATTAACCTTAGAGAGATAGGAGAATAAATGGCAACATCAAACTTACATTACTATACTACCCAAGAAGCCCAGAACCGACTAGGTGGAGGTGGTTATGATTATGTCACAAACGCAACAGTAAATTCCCATACCTATGTAGCAATCCAAGCCTTATCTGTTGATTGTGTGATCACAGCAGCGACTTCAGTAGACACAGATATTTGGGATACACTTTCATCAGTTACACTATTAGCAGGGCAAACTATTTATGGTGAATGGTCATCCGTACAGATAGCTAGTGGTGACTTTGCAATCGTATACAGGAAATCGAGTTAAGCATGGCAAAACTACATAAAAGGTCAGTGCAAGAATCATTAAATGCAACAGTCGGTGGTGAATGGTCGGTTAATTCAGCAGGAACCGCAGGCTCAAGTGCCGATGTTGCAAATACAACTCACTTGGCTTTAGCAACTATGACTTCAACGCTAGGAGTCTACTCAGCAGTGGAGATTTATTTTAATTTTTCTACCACTACTACAGATGTCACAGCAGCAAATGATCTAGTTATTCCTAAGAACACATTAACATTCTTAACTGTCCCTAGAGGCTTAGGTAATACAGTCTATTTCAATTACAATTCTACCAGTACAACAACTGGTGCAGTAAAAACAGTAGAGGTTTAAATGCAAAGTTCAATGTTAAAGCATATTACTGAGGACTTCGGTAATGGGGGCACCATAGATGGCGATTTAACTATATCGGGAGATTTAACTGTTTCAGGTGGTGGCTCATTATCATTCGATGAAATCATAGAAGGTACACAAGTAATAGATGTAACCTCTACAGAAGCCTTGCTAGTTAGAAAAAATGGTGATGGTGGTGACATATTTACAGTAGACACTACTAATTCAGCAGTTGAAGTTGGTGGTCATTTAACTTTACCAGATGCAAGTGGCTCTGGTGGGGTTTTAAAACTTGGTGCAAGTGAAGATATTCAAATATATCACGATGGTAGTAATTCATATCTCGACCATTTAAACACTGGTGACTTAAAGATTAGAAGTTTAAAGCACGGAGGTGACATTGTTTTCCATACTGAAGCAAGTGATGGTACTCAATCTGCAAGTGCTTTAGTTGTTTCATCTACAGGCAGTGTAGGTATAGGAGCATCTACTAGTCCTTTATCAAAACTTCATATTAAAGGTAGTTCTACTGGTGCAGTTCAAGCATTTATACATAATAGTAATGGTGCAACCAATTCATCCACAGAATTAGTTTTTGGTAATTGGAGTGGTGCAATTCCTACAGGTACAGGAAATCCTGGCCCTCAAGCAAAGATTTCGGCTATAAATATAAATGCTAGCTCAGCAAACTCAGTTCTTGCATTCTCAACTTACAATAGTAGTGGTGCACTGAATGAAGTGATGAGAATTACAGACACACAAAAGGTTGGGATTGGAACTTCTTCTACATCAGGTAAGCTAACTATAGCAAATGGTGTAGCATCCGCACCTTTAACTATTACAGCAAGTAACTCATACATACAGCTAGGTAGTGGAGATTATGGCTCTGGTGGGTTAGGTAAGTTTATGATTGGCTTTGGTTATACTGACACATTAACCAATACACATTCTCCTGCGTATATAGGCTTTGAAGAAACATCTACTGCTGGAGACACAAAAGGTGATTTAACATTTTATACAAGAAATGTAGTTACAGATACTGCACCTACAGAACGTCTGCGTATTGATGAGATAGGAAATATGGGACTTGGAATGACACCATCTTCAAGGCTATCAATAAAAGCCAATGGTGATACTTCTACTGTCTTGGACATACACGGAAGAAGTTCTGATGACTATGCAATTATTTCATTTAAGGAGAATGCCAGTCAAACTGTAAAAGGTCAAATCAAGGTTGACGGCTCTGATAGTATGATATTTAGAACTGGGCCATCAACTGATGCACTCACAATAACCTCTGGCAACACGGCTACTTTTGCTGGGGCAATTATTTCTGGTGGAGTTATACATGTTCCCACTGGTCATCCTATATACTTGGATGGCGGTAGTAACACATATATCTATGAATCAACAGCGGACACAATGTCTTTTGTTACTAATTCTGGTATCAGATTTGCACTCGACAACAACTCCCGAATCTCACTATCTAATAATAGCGGTAGCGGTACAAACAATACGCTTTTTGGATACCTGTCTGGTAATGATATAGCGTCTGGTGGAAATTACAACTCATTTTATGGACACCTTTCTGGGACTGAAATAACCACAGGTGAAAAAAATACAATGCTTGGGGCTTTTGCTGGTTATACATCTTTATTGCCTGACAAGTGTGTTTTAGTTGGATACAATGCTGGTGGTAGTGGTGTAATGACTGCTGCTGCTGATGGCACTGTTGCAGTAGGAATGAACGCTTTAAGCAATTTGACCTCTGGAGCAAATAATTTAGCAATAGGATTTGAAGCTCTTGATGCTTGCAATACTGGAGCTTCAAACATTGCTGTTGGTTCTGGTGCTTTAGGAGCATTGACTGATGCAGTGGCTAATGTTGCAATGGGATTAGGAGCATTAGGAACAAATGTTTCAGGTAATTACAATACAGCTTTTGGACATCAAGCATTACAAACTTTTAATGCTGATGTAGATGCAAATAATGTAGCAGTAGGAATAAACGCTCTTCAAGCATCAAATACAGGAACAAACAATACAGTTGTAGGTGCTTTTTCTGGAGATGCAGTGACTTCTCAAAGTAACTTAGTTTTAATTGGTTCAGATGCTGGTGGGGCAATTAATAATAATGCCGCTGATGGTACAGTAGCTATTGGTAGGTCTGCACTTGCATCATTGACATCTGGGACTAAAAGCACGGCAGTCGGATTTGAGGCGTTAAAGGCTAATACAATTGGTCACGAAAATACAGCATTTGGGTACAATGCCTTAATGACAAATGTAGATGGAGATAGTAATACTGCAATCGGTGGTGACTCATTAAAAATTTATGAACCTGCTGATGGAGTTGGTCAGAATACTGCTTTAGGTTTTCAATCTGGCGATGCTCTTGTAACAGGAAGTGCAAACACTTTAATTGGTTTTCGAGCTGACACAGATGATAATGCTGGAGTAAATCAAACAGTAATTGGTTCTACTGCACAAGGACAAGCAGACAACTCAGTAACACTTGGTAATGCAGATGTAACTGCTGTTTATATGGCACAAGATAGTGGTGCTACAGTTCATTGTGCTGGTATAAAATTTGATGCAAGTGGTGAAGTGCTTGGAGATTATGAGGAAGGCGAACACACTACCGCTATAACTGGTGCAACAAGTGGAAGCTGGGTATTGGATTCGGCTCAAAATAAACTTTCATACACAAAAATTGGAAGAATGGTTACTGTAGTAGGTAAATTTGAAACAGATAGTGGTTCTGGCGCTGGTTCTTTACGAATTAGTTTACCATTTACATCGGCAAATTTAACTTCTGGAGCTGGTATTGCGATAGGTTCAATTACGATTAATAGATATGGTTCTACCTCAATAGCAACACAAATAACACCTATAATTTTTGAAGGTACTAATTATATAAATGTACAATATCACAATACAGACGGAACCTCCAATGAAGGTTATGTACAAGCAAATGACATAGATGCTATTTTTGAAGGACAATTAAGCATTACATATTTTACAGATTAATTGGATAATTAATTGGAACTAACAAGGAGTAAATAATGGCTTTACAAAAAAAGAAAACATACGATTATGAAGTGCGTGGAGAATACAAATGTATTCAAGAACGCTGTAAAACATCTATTGAGGAAGATGGTGTAGAAATATCATTTTCATACAGTAGAAAGGCATTTATGCCAGATGCTGATGTGAGTGCTGAATCTGATGAATTAAAGGCAATGGCAAATGCACTGTGGACAGATGATATTAAGAAAGCGTATGAAGATAGTAAAAAAGAAGATTAACTAACACAAGGAGTCAATAATGGCTAAAACACAAAAACAACCGCCAGTTATTCTAACTCTTAATGATGTCGAATATGACGTTAATAAGGACTTTAATGACGAGCAAAAAAGACTGTACTTACATTTGAAAAATATTGATGACAAAATCAATAGTAATAACTTTATTCAAGAACAGCTTGGAGTGAGTAGAGATGGATTTGTAAGAATACTAGAAGAGTCATTGGCAAAGTCAAAAGACCACTCACCACATGACCCAGGTGACGAGAACGATTAAATGATAGTTAGATGTGCCCATGATAATGATGTGGTCATTCACCTTAATAATAAACAAGGGATGACTAAAAAAGTGAAGTTGGCTAATGGAACTTTGATCACATTAACATATCCAGGAAGCAAAAAATACTTCCTAAGAAATGGCAAGAGCATTATTAAAAAAAGTGACTCATTTAAAACCATTGAAGAGGCGTATGTGAAAGAGTGTAATAATTTAAAAGACTCTGACAATCATGGGCGTATCGACATTGTAAAACATAAACTTGTAAACAGTAAAGTGGAGGAGAGATGAAGAACCCTTTAGCAACTGTAGTCAGTTGGCAAATAGAGACAGGGCAACTTGATGGTTGGACTGCATATCATCTTGCAGCAGGTGCTTTTTTATGCAAGATATTTCAATGGCTTAATTTTAGTGATTTATGGTGTGTTTTAGGTGTACTTGTAGTTGGTATAGCCTGGGAAGTTTTTGAGTGGTATATAGAGAACTATGAGCCATATAGGACTAAAATTAGATGGGCATACAATACAATGGCTGATATAGTAGTTGAAACTGCAATAGCTTGGTGGATGGTGCTATGAATCATGTAATTAAAAAAATAAAAAATGGAGACTTTAAAGTTGTTAATACGAGTTATGATATCCCTGTTAAGCATGTTAATGATAAGCAGTTGCAGTCAGGGTTGGAGCGTAGGGGGTTACCAAATCACACCGCAGGATACAGTTACAAATACAGTTTTTATAGAGATAATGGGTGCTGATTCTGCTATGCATTATTATCATGGAAAAGTTTATACGCAATCCAATTGGTGCTGGTTGCATCATCAGTTTGAAGATATAGAGCATGAGTGATGTTAAAACAGCAAGAAGTTATCGTGGTACTGTGGTTAGCGATAATATGGTGGTTAGCCTTAACATCCGTTGGATGGTACAGCTATGTGTTCTTGTGGGCGGTCTTGTGTATGGGTACTATAATATTATGTCTCGACTTACAACCCTTGAAACAGAACTGGTGGAAACAGATAGCCAAATTAGGAGTTTATTTGATAAGCACAGCTTGGAAGAAGAGCGGAAAAGGGCAGAATTGGAAAGTAGAGTTTCATTCTATGAAAAAGAGTTAAACCTAAACCCATTTAGTTGGGGTAAGAAAAAGCGGAAGTAGTTATGGATTTTATAGCAGTATACGGTGAAGCAGGAATGATAGGAGTAGTTGGTGTAATGTTCGTGTATTTAGTGATGAGCTTATCTAAAAAAAGCGAAGCTCAACAAGAAGCATTAGAAAGGTTAAAAGTCGAAAACAGAGGACAATCCGAGACCTTAGAGAATATGGAAGGCATGGTGATCAAACTTATTGGAAGATGGAATCAGTCTGACGATAAACTAGACCGAAAATTTGACGCCTTAACCAAAGAAATAAATGACCTTGATAACCAAGTTTCTAGAATAGAAGGTTCTGTTTCAAGGATAAACGGAAGGCATTAATGGCAAAAGACCCAAGGCTTAAAAGGTTTGGTTTGAGCGGTTATAATAAACCGAAAAGAACTCCAAGTCACCCAAGCAAAAGCCATGTTGTTTTGGCTAAGTCTGGAAATAAGGTTCGCTTAATAAGATTTGGACAACAAGGAGTTCGAGGTGCTGGAAAAAACCCAAGAACTAAAGTACAAAAAGCAAGAAGAAGGTCTTTCAAGGCAAGGCACGCAAAGAACATTGCCAAAGGTCGTATGAGTGCAGCTTATTGGTCTAACAAGGTAAAATGGTAGGAGATAAAAATGCCAAAAAAAGTTAGCTGGATGTATGGCGGTAAAAGGTATTACGGAACTCTAATTAGAGAAACTAAAAAATATAGATATGCTAGAACTTCAAGCGGTAAAATAAAAAAGATTATTAAGAAAAAAAGATAATGGATTACGAACCTATAGATGATTATAGAAATCATATAAAAGAAAGACTTGCAAGGATTGAAACCATTTTAGAGCGTGAGTTGCCAGACATTAAAGAACAATTAAAACTTGCTAATGGCAGAACTAGGTCACTTGAGAACTGGAGAAACTACATTCTAGGTGGCATGGCAATTATAACTTTACTTTTCACAACCTTAAAATAGGAGAAATAATGGATATTAAATCGATTATAAAAGATACTTTTGATGAAAAAGTTGAAGAAACACTACCAGTCGTTATTGAGGGCATGGAATCATTCTTGGTGCAAAGAATACAATCAGATGAAATCAAAAAAGAATGGGCAACATGGATAAATAACAAAATTAATTTGCCTTTTATGAATGAAAAACAAGAACAAGAGTTCTTTGAAAGAATGATTGATATTGGAACAGACTTTTTTGCATCATTGGTTCCTAAGTTATTAAAAGGTATTCCATCAGGTAAATAATGATTAACTCAATGCAAATGCTGACAGTTATCAAAGACACTCTTATAAAGATGGGACCAAATTACGCAAGCCATGATGCACAAATGCTAGTATACAGAACTGGATTAGTGGAATCTAGGTACGAGTACATCATGCAAAAAGGTGGTGACAATATAGCCAGAGGTCATTGGCAATGTGAACCTTGGGTAGCTGTTAGCCTATGTAAAGACTACCTACAATACAGAAAAGAACTGCTAAAAAAAGTTGCTGAAATTTGTCATCTTGATTGGAGTTACTTTACTAACCCAGAAGAAAGTAAGTGGAGGGAAGTCTTGACTACTAATTTAATTGCTGGGATTGTTTGTTGTCGCTTACATTACTGGAGGGTGCCAAAGCCAATGCCTAAAACATTAGACGAGCAAGCAGCCTACTGGAAACAATGGTACAACACATCTAAAGGAGCTGGAACTATCGATCATTTTAAAGAATTGGTTATGAAATATGGATAACCCTATTGTTCAAGACGTAGACGGTAATGTAATTGGGTGTAAATATTGCGGCAGCAGGTCTATTAGAAAACATGGCTATCTGTACAGAGCTAAATCTAAAAGACAACAATGGATGTGCAACTCTTGCGGAAAAAGAACTGTAAACCCTAGCATACTAGAAAAGTCAGAATTTGTAAAAGAAATATCCGACCCAGACTACATACCTATTGGAGAACTAATTGAACATAGGAAAAGAAAATACTCTGTAAAAGTAAAAGGTAGGGAGTCTAAACGTTTAATTAACATTGACATAAAGACAAAGGGAGTGATAGGGATATGTCATTTTGGAGACCCTCATATAGATGATGACGGAACAAACATTGCTGATATATATGCTCTATGCGATTTAATTAATAAAACAGATGGTATGTTTGCAGGAAATTTAGGCGATGTTCAAAATAATTGGATAGGCAGACTTGCCTTTTTACATGGCCAGCAATCTGTAACAGCCAAGGAATCCTGGAGGCTCACAGAACACTTTGTCAATAGCGTTAATTGGCTGTATTTAATAGCAGGAAACCACGATGTCTGGTCAGGCGACGGAGACCCTCTTGATTTTATAATGAGGGACCACAAAGGTGTATATGAAAAGTGGGGGGCTAGGCTAAACCTAAGATTCCCAAATGGTAAAGAAATTAGAGCAAACTGCAGACACACCTTTAAAGGGAACAGTATGTGGAACTCGGCACATGGCGTTGCAAAAGCGGCTCAGATGGGGTGGAAAGACCATATATTAACTTGTGGGCACACCCATGTTAGTGGGTATCAAGTTTTAAAAGACCCAGCATCAGGGTTAATTTCACATGCGTTACAAGTTGCAAGTTTTAAGATTATAGACAATTACGCAGAAAAGTTAGGATTGGATGATAAAAACATATTTAATGCACCAGTTACAATTATTGACCCTCGATATGAGGATGATGATAACAGGCTCATTACCACTATTTTTAATCCTTATGAGGCAGCTGAGTATTTAACATGGAAAAGGTCAACGAAATAAACACAACAAATGCAGATATAAACGCCTTTGAATTGATAATGAAATGCAAGGAGTTAGCAGTACAGATAGATTTAACAAATATTATTTTGGATAATACAAGCATTGATGAAAAAGAAATGTTGATTAATATAATTGAAGGGATAAGAAGCCTTGAGCTTAATGTGATTGGCTTTGACTCTTATATACCAGAGGCAAAAGCATGAGTACATATCACGAGTCGTATTGCGACACAACAACAGACTTATTATTTATAGAACCATATTTAGGCGAATATGACCACAAAAAAGTTTTGCCTAGTAATTGGATTGCTTCAGGCACTACTCATTTGTTTTACCTATATAATACTGGAGACTGTAGTGGGCAAGTTTACAAGGATGGTAAAGAATTAACCGCTGTTGCTGACGAGCCAAACGCCAATGATGAATATAGATACACTGCAAGTACCGACCTGCTTGAACATTATAGCAGCACAGGCAGTGCCACCACTTTAAATAGCTCAGTATTTGAATCATCAAGAGACTGGTCAGATCTAAAAACAGAAGCGGTTAAAAGAGCTAGTGATTTTATTAGAAATTATTTACCATTTCCAATATACCCAAACAAAGGTGTTGGTACAGCAGATGCAGTAGGTAATGACTACCCTGAGATAATAGTAAGAAGCACAGCAGTTATGGCTGTTGAGTCTCTAGTAAGACCTTATGACCAAGAAAAAGCAGATGTGATAAAGTCTCAAGCAATTAATGAAGAAGGCACTGGCTGGTTGGATATGCTGAGAACTGGTCAAATTTCATTATACAGTAGCGAATCAGAACAAAAATATAAAGGCATCTTATCTCCTGTTACTGTTAATTCTAATACAACAGGAAGCGTAGTGGATGTAAAAGGAAGAGCAAGTACACAATGGGATGTTATTAAAATTGTAATTGCTAATGGTGGAACAATAACAGCAGGTAGTGAAAATACTTCAGTCACTTATTCTACATTCACTAAAAATGAAAAAGGTTTAAAATTAAATCAAGATACAAATGCAGAAATAATTGACTGTGGTTGGCAATCAGTAGGGCATAATATGTGGATAAGGTTTGCTCCTGGGCTTTATACAACAAACGACGAGTGGCAATTAGAGGTTAGTGGAGTTTTAGATCAGTCGTTCACTCCAATAAAAACTATTTCTACAAGCAGATATTAATGGCTATTACTTATTCAAATACAATTTTTGATGATATTATGGAAACAGTAGCAGTTTTAATTAATAACGAGTTTGGCGTTGCTGTTTATTATGATGAACACAAGCCACCTCAGTCTTTTTTACTGATCCCCTCATCGGATGAATTGGTAACTAATTTATCATCTGGAACTCAAAGAGAATACAATATTGAAATTAATTACCAGTTAAAATCTGGAGGGCAGTATACTAAAAATAACATTAAGCAAGTTAGCAACGTAATGGAAAGACTTAAAAGATTGATTCACAATAATTCATCTTATTCAAATGGGGCAATTTGGTTTGATGCAAATTTAGCTAGCATAGAATACGAAAGAGATGAGGACGACCAAACCCTCTTGAGAGGAATTGGAACATTTAATTGCAATAACATAGAGGTTATATAATGAAAATAAAAGCAAGATTAGACAAAATTCATAGAGCAAATTCAAATGGATTGCTTTGCGATAAGGCTTCGCTAAATAAACTCAGGGATGGCGAAGTTGTTGAAATACCTGAAGATGCTGGTAACGAATTACTACAAATGAGATTCGTGGAAAAAGCAAAAACGAAAAAACAAACAAAGGAGGCTAAATAATGGCTGACACAAGAGTACTCCCTGTAAGTAGTATTAAATATGGCTTAAAGGCTGAAACATCTTTCGGGGTAGGATTAGATTCAAGCGGGGCAGATGGAACCGCATATTTAACACAACCAGTTGTACAAGCACAAAAACCTATATTCAATATACTGAGAGAGTCGAGACTGTTGAGTGGTAGGGGAAGTGTAAAAAATGCCGCTGACACAATTACTAATTTAAGAGGCGGAACAGTTACAATGCCTTTTGATATGGTAGCAACTCCTAGAACTTTAGCTCAACACGCTTTATTAGTAGGTCAAGAAAATGCAACCTCTGGAAGCACGTTACACGAAATGGAAATTGATGGAGCAAGCAATGCTAATTCTATTGGTGGTACTATTTCAAGTGGAATACCTCATAGTTGCAACCTAGCTTATTACCCAGCCGCTGGTGAAGGTATTAAAGTTTCAGGAATAGTGTGTTCAGACTTGACAATTACTGGTGATGTAGGGGCCAATAATGGGCTTGTAAGTATGTCTGGTAATTACTTTAGTGGTTTCAGCAACCCTGTTGCTGCTGGAAGTGCATTAGAACAGACATTTGACGGAACTTGGGTTGATGCTCAAACTACATATTTTAATGTAATGGATTTTGATACAAGGACTTTAGACGTTGAAGGAAACGCTACTCAAACCTTTATAATGAAATCATTTACATTCAATATTTCTAATGGTGTAAACAGAGTCGGTTTTAATACAAATGGCGATGCTGAGGTCTATGTTTTCCCTGAGTATGTTGTTACTGGTAGCCTAGTAATTAAATACGATGATGAATTTGATTATGGTGCAGCTAATAACGTCATTCAGGATTTTCTTGATGGCAACACTATGACCTTAAATTTAATTTGCGGTGATGGTAACGACGCAGCAGGAGAAATGGAAATAACAGCAGAAATACAATACACTGGAGATCCAGGACAAGACCTAAGTGAGACTGGAGTTTTTCATACTCTTGAATTTGAGTGCGTACAAAACGGTTCAAACGAAGCATTTAAGTTAGAGACATTTGAGAATAGTGCTGTAACAAGTTGGTAATAAAAAAAGGGAGAAATAATGATAGTTGAAACGCCTCATGGCGAATTTGAATGTCAGGACATAACAAGAAGGCAAAGAAGGGATTACTATAAGAAAGTGAAAAAGGTTTTTGCTAGTCAAGATACCTCTGAGTTGCATGAATTAGCAGACGAATTTGCTTTACTTGCTTTCGGGGATGAAGAAAAAGCCGACAAGGAACTGGAAGGATTAACAGCCTTACAGGAGGATGAAGTCTTAACTGCAATTATAGTTACCTATATGGGTATGCAGGAGGGAAACGATACTGGCGATTGAGATGTGCAGTTTGGTTTACTCAACTGGGTTTTCCCGGTAGTGAGTTTGCTTTTCCTTATACTGCTCAGTCGCCTGTTACTGGTAAGAAAATTTCGTTTAATAATTTAAGGGAAGTTGAAAGCGAAATAGAAAAAGTATTGGAGCAGGATAGTGTTAAAAAATTTGGTATTGGACAAACATTGTATTATGAAATGCCTTTTTTTACCAATCCAATACATCACATTAAACAATGGTGCTGGGATATGTTAGAAGATTATAAAATAGCAACTACGTTTAATGTCCCTATTGGCTCAGACCTTGACTCTATTTCTGCTTTTAAGATTGATTGCTTAACAGTTATAGATGAAGAGATTAATAAAATAAATAACCACAGGACTCAAGATGGCTAAAAATTTAATATTAAAAGTCGGTCAAAAAGGGGCAAAGAAAACTGCAGGTGCCTTAAAATCTGTTGGTGGTGCTATTGGAAGTATTGGAACAAAAGCGGCAATAGCAACTGCTGGGATAGGAGTCTTGTCTACAAAGTTAGCAGGAGATTTTCAAAAAAGTTTATTTGAAGTAAGTACATTAACCAATGATTTTAGCGATGTTGCTTTAAAGAAAATGAGCCGAGAACTAATGAGCGTTGCTAGTAGTTCAGGGCTAGCTTTAAGTTCTATAAGTAAAGCAAAATATGATATTGTTTCTGCTGGGTTTTCTGGAGCTGCAGACTCAGCAGCAGTCTTAGGTGCCTCGGCAAAATTAGCTGTTGGTGGCGTAACAAGTGCTGCAGAAGCCGCAGATTTATTGACCACTTCTTTAAATGCTCTAGGGTTAGATGCTAACGAAGTAAACAATGTATCTGATGATTTATTTACCACAGTAAGGTTGGGTAAAACAACAATGTCAGAACTTTCTGCAAGTTTTGGTCAAGTGTTACCTTTTGCTAAAGCAATGGGGATGGATTTAAAAGGTGTTGGTGCATCAATGGCAACGCTTACCGCCTCAGGTATCTCAACTGCTCAAGCTACTACAAGTTTGAGGGCTGCAATGCAAGCATTACAAAGCCCTACTTCTGCTTCGAAAGCCCTTATGAATGATCTGGGAATAGAGGTTAAAAGATTCGATGATGGCACAGTTAATTTGGTTGGTACGATGGGGCAATTTAAAGGCTTAGACCCAGCATTAATGAGAAGATTGATTCCTAGCGTTGAAGGTGTTTTAGCGATACAAACAATGGCTCAAAACTTTACTACTTTAAAAAGTAATGTTGATGAGTTTTCTAATACCAGTGATGCCGCTAATACTGCATTTGAAAGAATGTCGGGTGCGTTTAATACGCAAATGTCAAAGCTAAAAAACAATATGCAAAATGTAATGATAACGATTGGCGATGTTATTATTGACCAGATTAGTCCTGCTGTTGAAAATGCTAACAAGATATTATCAGAGCTTGGAGATATTGGTTTTGAACATATTGCAAAAGTAATAAATGAAAACTTTAATGTCGTTTTAGAGTCTTTAAATATGACTATCTCGCTGTTTTTAGATACTGTGAATAATCATGTTGGCTTATCTATGTTAAAAATTAAAAGAGAATTAACAGATTTATTACCGTTTACAAAGGGCAAAGTAGAAGATTTAGATAAGCAAATAAACGAAATGTCAGAAAATATTACAAAAAGAAATTCTGACAATTTTCAATTAGTTGCAAATCAGTTAGCATTTACTTTTGATTTTATAAAAGAAAAGGCAAAAGAATCTGCTGATGCAGAAATAAATGAGATGGCTAGAGTAAACGAAGCAAGAATAGAATCAAGGGAAGCCGATTCAGATAATCTCGCAGAAGATAAGGAGAAAATTGCGGAAATAGAAGCCGCAGACCTAGAAAGAAAAGTTGAGCTATTAACTGTTCAAGATTTAATACAACAACAAGCGTTTAACAAAATAAAAGAAAGAGAACTTGAATTAATTGCATTAGGGGTTTCTAAAACTGAAGCTGAAAAACAAGGGACTAAATTAAGGATGCAATTTATGTCTCAAGAAGTAGGTGCTAAATTGAGCCAAGCATCTTCTTTTCTAAGTTTAGCAAAACAAGCATCATCTCAAAATAAATCTATGGCTAGAACAACTAAATCTCTTGCCAAAGCGGAAGCATACGTGAAGGCGTTTGAAGCTGCTAATAAGACATTTGCTACATTTGGTGGTTGGCCTACTGGTGTTGTTCCTGCGGCTTTAGCTTTATCGATTGGTCTGGGTAATGTAAAGTCGATAGACTCTCAATCTTTTGCTTATGGAGGAATAGTACAGGGAAATGATACAGGGGCTGGTGACACAGTTCCTGCAATGCTTACTCCTGGGGAATTAATATTAAATCAAGCTCAGCAAGAAAACCTAGTAAGTGGAATGGGAATTACAGTTAATATACAGGGCAATGTTTTTGGTACAACAGAGTTTGTAAGAGACACTTTAATACCTGAAATACAAAAAGCCGCAAGATACTCTTGAGCTTAACATTACCAGATGGATTTCAAAGGTCAACAACTAATGAAAATTGGATATTTTGTTTAGGCTATGATGATTCATTTGATATGGTTGGAACAGAAAGCCAACTTGATGAGGATGTAGGCACAACAGAAACAGGTATTGATGTAAAAGATGGTTCTTTATTTACTGCTGGTAATTATTATCGTATGAACCAAATCGGTAACCGAATACTTACCACGGGCGAATTAATAAAGGTGACAAGTATATCATCTGATACATTGACAGTTCAAAGGTCATTAGACGGACTTGAAACATCACCGGCAGCCCTATATGAACCAGAAAGATTTTTTAATAATAGCTTTACCCCTATATCATTTTCAGATACTACCATTGATGATAGAGTGAGTTATGGTGCAATATTATCTAATCCTAGTATAAGAGAGTCAATAAGCCTTAAAAACTCAACTAGTAAAATAGGCAATATATCTATTAAGGTCTCTAACTTTCTTTTTAATGGTAATCCTTTTAGTGAAGAAATATTTGGAGGCTCCAGGAAGTATATTAATAGAATATGCAAAGTCTTTATCCAGCTCAATAACAATCCATATCTCCATAATGCTTTGCAAATATATTCTGGTAGATTGATAAATTTTAGTCATAATCAAGATAGTGTAACTCTAGAGATAGTTTCACATAATCCTTTTAAAGGTATTGAAGTACCACAAATAAAAACAGATAAAAACAACTATTTTCCAATAGCTTATGGTGATTATACAGCTAACGCTAGTCAAGGAAATTCTCAAAGTGTATCCTTGTCGTTTGGTAGTTCTGCTGGGATTGATGAGTTTAGAAAGAGAAAAACATTGTACCCAATACCAGTAGAGCAAAGAAGAGGCGATACTATCTTTTCACTTACTGGCTTAAGGTCTATAAATCAAAATGCTTATCCTCATTTTTATGAAAAATCAGTTGATTCATTCATACCTATCGCAAATCACGCTAGTACAATGACTTCAGTAGATGCAGGAAATGAAGTTTTTGGAAATGGGCATGCAGTTAGACATCATCAATCATTGTTAAAAGGTCAATTTGTAAAGCCATTAGAAAGAACAGATTCGGAAACATCAACGAATTTTGATTGGGCAGAAAATGATAATGCTTTTAATGGTGACTTTATAGATACCTCATCCTATACTCAATGCTTAATTCAAGGTAACTTTACAGCAAATGACAATGCTACTATAAAATTTAAAATGCCTCAATTAACAGGAACTGCTGATACAATTAGTATTCATTTAGTTTTTTCTGGGAGTGTTCAATTGTTATCAACATCTGGTAGTGGTGAAATCAGAATACAATTAATAGATGAATCTTTTGGTGCATCTGATATACTTGGGTACTATTCTTTGACAGGAGCATCCACAACAACCACTTTTAATCAAACATTGGCTGGAGGGTTAAATACATCATCATTTGCTTATTTTTCCAATGGATACAATAGCAATAGTGAATTTAATTCTAGCAGTAATGGTTGGGGTGAAGAAATAAAGTTAAAAATGAAAGCAGTTCAGCAATCTGGAGACCTTGATGGTACACTTGGTGGATATTTAAGATTGGCCGATGTAGTGATTGAAGTAAGGTCTAAACTAGATTATTCTGACCAAGACAAAAAATCAAACTCATATAAAGTGTTGGATGATATAAATGAATTGTACTGTGGTGCTAATGGCTTGAAAGATGTTAGTTCTTGGGGAGGCGATGCATTAATTACAAAAATTGTATTTGCTCATAGAGACTTGATGCAAAGATTTGGAAATTTTAAAGATGGAAACGATATACCATATGGCTCTGCTTATAATCCTGTAAATTGGGATAGCGGTACAAATATATCTGTTGTTAAAGATTGGGCATTAAGATACTGGATAACTGAACCGAAGCAGTTAAATAGTTGCTTAACTGAATTACAACAGAATGGTGGATTCATTGGAAGGTACAATTCTCAAGGCGATTACACATATGTATATATACCAGATTCAATCACAACAGATCATACACTCACAAAGAATGATATTATTGATTTTAATATACAACTAACATCATTTGATGGTGTGGTTACATCAATGGATATTGAATATGAAAAGCATCCTGTAAGCAACAAAGGATATGTAAGTAAAGTAGAGGCAACAAACTCATCTAATGTTACAGCTTATAATATAGGAAGTAACGAAAATAAAAGAACTGTAAGGCTTAATGCACTGATATCTACTCCAGCTGCTACGCCATCAAGTAATGTAAATGATGATTACTACACATATTTTGACAATATATTTTCTCAAAAATTAGTGATTACTTTTAATGTAGTAAATCAAGCCCATTACAAGATTGATATTGGAGATTTTATTGCTTTTGGCGATGTTAGCACTAACGCTTTTGGCAGTTCTTTTAGTGGCAAAGATTTTATAGTAACAAGTATTAATAGAAAACTAGGCTCCCTTGGAGTCACAGTATGCGAGGTTTAAATGGCAAAAACATTTTATTATGATTCAGGTGGATTGTTAGAAGCAACCATTAACGATGGTACATATTCTGGTACTAGTTGGAGTGATTCTGCAAGCATGACCAACGAATCTCGGCTAGTTGACCAATCTCTATCATCAGCAGTTACAGATTTTAATAATGCCGATGCTTTAAAAATTACATTTCCAATATCTACTGCCCTTGATTTTGTTGCCCTGTATTTTAGTGCATCAGAAACAGATAATATCTCATTATATAAATTGGTAGCAACAAACACATTTAATTCTGCGATAGATATTACATCAGAATTTTCTGCTGGTTGGACAGTTGGGGAGTTTAATTCCGTATCTACGACTGATTGGCATTTAGCATCTACAAGTGGAGACATTGAAAACCTTACTGAATTTATTGTAGGTAGCAAATTACAGTTTGAGGTAAATCCAGAAATAGGCATATCCGAAGTTGAAACATTTGGGACTATACTAAACACTAGCATGGGCGGAATTGAGTATGCAGTAAAAAAGCACGAACCAAAAACAAATATATCTTTTAGTTTTTCAAGCGTATCAGAAACATTTAAAAATAGTTTGCAATCTATGGAGTCTGCTGTTCAAAATCATAAAAAATTCATTTACTCAGAAGACGGGGTTACTGGGCCATTCCATTATGTTCGATTAGATAGCCCTATAAGTTTTAAAGAAGTATCTTATCAAAGGCATTCTGTTTCTATATCTTTAACAGAACAACTTTCTTAGTTTTTATCAGTTAATAGTTTTGTAAGTTTCTCCCAAGAAGGCAGGGGTGAACAGGGCGATAACTCCATTTTGTCCTTATTCATACTATAAGCACCTCTGCCTCTCCCCTTTTAATTTTTACTACCCTTTTTAAACCCTTAAAATAAATTTATAAAGGGTTTGGTTTTTGTTATATCTGTTATAAATTAAGTTATGAATAAAATAAACAATATGGAGTTTTCAATGAATAAATCTTTTAAGGTTGACCAAGATGTAAGGGTAAGCGGAACTGGTTTTATGAATGGAGTTACTGTACAGTCTAAAGTTGCTACAGTTGTTGATTTTAATGAGGATGCTGTTCAAGTAGCTTTTTTAAATGGTGATGAAGATTGGTTTACGACAAAACAAGTTGATGGAGAAGAATTTAAAAATTCTAACGTAGGTTGCAAAAGCAAACCTTTCTTTAATGGTTTTACGGTTACAGGGGGTAAGTAAGATGCAAAACACTCAAAAATCAAAAAGATACGAAAACAATAAATGCTATTATAAAATCCCCAATGCTAAAAACATTGGAAAAGAGATTGCATATTTCGATAACAAGCCAATGCTTTTAGTTGGTTTGTATAATGATATAACTGATAAAGGGTACGGTAACACCACTCCAGCAAAAGCTAGGTGGGTTTGTAACGCTTATGGTTGGTATTTCTATTATGAAGCAAAAGGGGTTAAGTAATGATAACATTTAACGAACTATATGATAATTTAATTGAGTGCGGCATAGCTAAAGAAAGTGAAATTAATTTAGTTTGCAGTATAAATGGCTCTTCAGTTGATACACTTAATCAAATATTGTACTCAAGGGAAGGATATAGAACTTGGGAACAGTATATTGATATATGCAGCACAAGGGGGTAAGTAATGAATCCAAAATCAGAATTTTATGCAACTATATCGTGGAACGAGTACATTGTAAATGGTAGAGTTGAAGCACCTGCAGGTGAATTTACAATTTACAGAAATAGGATTGATTGGCTAGTTGAAGGCACTATAGAATACTTAGCAAAATGGAAAGGTAGAGGTGCGTATTTAGAAACAGCATCAGAGGAATATGAATTTGGTTCGATTATAGACCGAACTGAATATGTTAAATCACAATTAAAGGGGAGTAAATAATGCCAGTACCATTTTTAAATAAACACAGTGAAAAGCAATATTTAGAGGTTGAGACAATAGCACTTAATCAACATATTGCATTGCAATCCTTGCTTACAATCACTGAAGGCGAGGATCTAAATTCAGATTCAAAAAAAATAATTCATTTCGGGGCGTTGTGCATAAGAATTAATCAAATCGTGGAAGAGTACGCACCGAAAATCCAGAAGGTTCGGGAAGTCATGTTCAAAGGAGACTCCGCAACTACACCTCCTCAAGTACCTGAGCCTTCTGGAAACATTCAAATAAAAGTAAACAAAAAAGAATATGCTCATATAATAGAGGCTTTGGAGCATTATTCAAACATGTACCCAGACAGTAAAGTTGCTGATGAATTCCAGCATCTTGCTGAAGAAATTAAGAACTTAAAAAAGGAGTCAAAACAATGAGTCAAGAAAAACAAATAAAACACTACTTGGAATCAGGCGGTAAAATATCGGGGATATCCGCACTTGACAGGTTTGGGTGCTACAGGTTATCGTCAGTTATTTTTAATTTAAGGGAGAAAGGTTTAAACATAAAAACCAAAATGGTAAAGAATAATAACGGACAGAAAAAATACGCTGAATATTATATAGAAAACCCGCAGGGAAATAAAGACCAATACAAATTGGAGCTTGCATGAGGTATTATTGGGAGGTCTTATTTAGCGTAGAGTATTTTCCTTATTGGGAGTTTACAATGCTTATGATGCTTGCATTAAATATAAGCGTTTTGTGGCGGCTAAACAGAACAGAAAAAAGCCTCAACTGTTTAATCGATGACATGTGGGCTGTTATTAAAGAAATAGCGGAGGAGGAATAATGTTGATAATGGACATAGCAGAATGGATTGCAAATATCTTTATTCTGGGCATTGCCGCTTTATTGTGGGTGTTGGTAGTGTTTGGTGCGATGATGGCGGTTTCAATTATAAACAAAGCAATAAAGGAGACAATAAATGGTTAATATAATGGAAAAGTTTGTAGAGTTTTTAGATAAAACCTTACCGATTATAATAGCACCTTTTTTAATCGTTCTTTTGATTAGGGTAATATTTCAAATAATAACACACCAGGAGGTATAAATGGGTTTTTTAACGTTGAGGCAAAAGCACAACACAACCACAGAACAAACAGACAGAAGCATTGATGTTCAATTACAAATCAATCCAGTCGATGTAGATGCGAAAGAAAACAAGTATAATAAACTAGAATTTGTCATGCCTTGTAAGAACATAGGTTCTGACTATGTTACAGCTGAAGCTGGTTCTTATACCATATACAATGACAAAACCTTTGACCTGACTTGCAGTCAATATTTGATGAAAAAGATTATGCCTTTTTCTAAGGGTGATTGTTTGAACATAGCAATGGTGAACGATGGAGAGAGGACTGATTATACCGTAAAAGCTAGCGGCATTAATTACGATAAACCGCCTGAAGAGATAAGTAAAGTTAAAGATGCAAAGTATGGCTATGGCTCAGTTAAAGAAAGGGACACTGATAGGCGTTTAGATATTTTATGGGGTATGGCTTTTAATAATGCTACAAGATTGGTTGCAAATACAAGCTATGGAAACGCTATATCTGATAAAGTTTCATTAATAAAAGACATTATGCCTGAAATGTTTGAAATAGCTAAAGGGCTTACTGCGGTACTAGAACAAGAACAAAAAGAACAGCAGGAAAAAGATGAAAATGACTTACCATTCTAAAAAAGAGCATAAAGGCAGTGTCCG